AACAAAACGCTACACTTTAGACATTCAGCCGACCCCTGGGTTGGGTACTGTGGACTCTATCAAGGAGCTGGAAGCAGGAGCGTTTCGGGCGTTAGTGAACAATCAAGGCAACCGCTTGTTGCCGTAGAGGATATGATCTCTATGCACCGGGTTGGTCAGGTGTACCCGGCAGCATGTATCATGGGAAGTCACCTGACCTTTGAAACGTTGGTAGACTTGATGAAGGTGTCGGAGAAGATCATCCTGTGCCTTGATCGGGATGCCACAGAGAAGGCAGAGAAGTTCGCAAAACGGTTCTCGTTTTTATGTCCTGATTTTGTCCACATCCCACTAACAAGAGACTTGAAATATGAGTCGCAAGAAGCCATCAAAGAAATCCTTTCGCCTGCAATTGGGTAAGTTCGAAGGCGTACCTAGTAAGACGCCGTTATGGGTGAATTGGAAGGAACGTAAGGAATTCCGGGACGTAGAATTTGGAGGTGTGAAGTTTAAAGCCTTGTACAACGGGTACAGTATTATGGTAGGAGGTGAGGACGCAGGGTTTGACAATTATGGGTATCTGAAAGGAAGTCCGAAGTCGTATACAGGGACACCTAGCGCTCTTGGCTCTGACGGTAATTCCTGTGCGTACCTGAAGATCTGCCCACGCGGAGCATCAAAGGTGGAGCTTGCCGGCTTTGCGTGGTGGTTGGAGAATATGTATCTTCCTCGTGGTACTGTTGCGTATCTGACCAAGAATGACGGGAACGTAGAGGCGATCAAGCGGGTGTTGAATCGACGAGGATTCCGCCAAGTCTGTGTGAACAAGTCGCTGCATACCGGTAACTACCCTGTGTATCTGTTGGTACACACCGGGGACAAGAAGGTGCTCGAAGATAATAATAATAAGGGGGCGACTGAGAATGCTGACGTACTGGGAAATTCAAATGCAGGTGTGCCTGAACCTGGAGTTGCTGGGGATCTCGTACGACGTAACGACGAGATTGCCCCTGTTCCGGTTGCGTCAGCTCTTGTTGAAGATTCCGCCGAAATCGAGCAACGAGTCGTTGATTTCTGACACGATATTCTTGTTGGACGAGCTGGCGAAGATGCGGCAGATGGGTATGGAAACGCGGCATAAAGACGGTAAATACTACTGATAACTACAAGGGCAAGGACGCCCTACTTGGAGATATAATGAAANAGCCTAATGACAAGAAGCGCCCGAACTCGAACACAGCCGCAGAAATTCGCGAACGTGAACGGAACTATAAGTACCTCTGGGTGTCTAAGCGATTGTTCGAAGTGCCCGTGTTTAACGATGACGGTTCTTTAACTAACATTAAACAAATCGTCGTCGAAAAGAAGGGACGTACATACGTCAACCCTGACAAGCTAGAGAGCCGAGAGGATGTACGGCGTATTAACTTCAAAATTATGGGCTGGACGAAGTTCCAGACCGACCTTTGGCGTAGGAGCGACGCACGATGAGCTGGAATAATGTAATTCCCTGGGACTATTGGGAATGCTGTCGATTATGCCAAGGACGGGATCAGGATAACAACGGAGAACCTATCGTTCACGCCTACGGATGCCCGATTGGAAAAAAACTAGAAGAACGAGAAAAACAAGAACATGAACCAGCAGAAGATCGTAAGCGCAATTCTGAAGAGCCGAAAGGCGTGGGAGGTACTGAAGGACAAGCTAGGGCCGGACGAACTGAGCCCGGAAGCGGCAACCCTATTTAAGATTGCTAACGAGTACTACGAAGCAGACCCGGAGGCTAAATCATGCGATCTGGAAATAGTGAAGAGCAGGCTGGAACGACAGATCCAGTCGAACAAGCTCGTCGATGTGCTGAAAGGGATTTTAGACTCCTTGCCGGATGTATCAGCGGTGAACTTGACCCAGGAAATCCTGGCGTTGAAGCGGCATTCGCTCGGCTTAAAGCTGTCGTCCGCTCTGGCGGCTGGAAAGACGGGCTCGGAAGTGGAGGAGTTGATCGCTTCCTGGCAATCTATGGTAGGTTTGTCTGATGTCGAAGGTGATAAGGAGGCTCAAGTAATCCAAGGTGTCTCGGTTGAAAACCTATTCAAAACGGCTTTCAACCAAGACAATCTGGTCAAGGTNTATCCAAAGAGTTTGAACGATAGGCTTGATGGAGGTGTCCTGCCTGGAACCCATATCCTTGTGTTCGCCAACACGGAGATGGGTAAGACGTTGGTTGCCATTAACATGGTNGCNGGNTTCCTTCACCAGAAGCTTCCAGTCCTTTACATCGGCAATGAAGACCCTGCGGAGAANATTCTTCTTAGACTAGGGACCCGCCTTAGCGGGATGAACAAATATGAAATCCGAGACAATCCGAAGAGGGCTCAAGAGCTTATTGATTCGCGTTCTGCTGGACTGTTCACAATTGCTCCTCTTGCTCCAGGAACCTTTGCGGAGATCCGCTCTCTGGTGCAGAAGTACAGTCCAAAAGTTGTTATCCTAGATCAGTTGAGGAACATAGATGTCAAGTCTGAAAATCGAACGCAGGCACTCGAACGCGCAGCCACCGAGGCCCGTAACCTCGCGAAGCGATTTGGACTGGTTGTGGTCTCGCTTACGCAAGCAGGAGACTCAGCCAGCGGAAAGGCCGCGCTCTCGACGGGCGATGTCGATTCGTCGAACGTCGGGATTCCGGGACAAATGGATGTGATGATCGGTGTAGGGGCTACGGAGGAAATGCTTAGGCAGAACGTCCGTATGCTCTCGTTTCCCAAGAACAAGGTCAGCGGGAACCATAATCCGATTACGGTTACTGTAGACCCACAACTCAGCAAGGTGATTGACCAATGAGGCTTGCGACGTTCAACGAGTGGAGTTCCGACGGGTATCGGATCAAGAAGGGTAGCAAATGCGTGGGCCGTCTTCATGACGGCACCCCGCTGTTCAGTGAGCATCAGGTGTTCAAACCTGAGCCCCGTAACTACGGGAACCACTGGAAGGGGTGTACTCCAAAGGGTACAGGCTCCCATTGGGACGACCCTATGGACTACGACTATGACGATCCGTTTTTGTACGACAACTGGATGGGTAACTAAATCGAGGTACAATACGATGATTAAGATACGCCGAAATGCCGCACGGTGTCGGGGGTGTGGATTCCTTCTGGAGTCAGAGTACACCCACGACTACCGGGTGCACCAATGTTGTACTGATGGGCGGGTCTACGAGTTTGCGGTGGATGGTGGGAAGGAGTACTTGCGCAGGGTGGGTAGCCCTACCGATTACGTAGACGCAAGCGAATACGTAGATCCGGCTGAGGAGACCGTATGAGACGTAAGTTTGGCAACGGAGACGACGATGGAAATATCTGGTTTACCAGTGATACCCATTTTGGTCATCCTGGCATTCTGTTTATGCGTCCATGGGATACTGTCGAAGAAATGGATGAAGCACTTATCGCTTCCTGGAATAGTGTGGTCCGCCCTGTGGATCATGTATTTCATCTTGGGGATTTTAGTTTCCATCGACCTCATAGAACTTTAGAGATTCTCAGTTGTCTAAATGGGATCAAGTATCTGATCCGGGGGAACCATGATCGCAACAATCTTAACGCTGCTTGTCTTAGCATGTTTGACGGTGGGGTGGAGCATTACCACGAGATTACGTTTGGATCACAACTTATCGTCATGTGTCATTTTCCATTTAAGAGTTGGAATGGCATGCATCATGGTTCTTGGAATCTACACGGGCATTCTCATGGGTCTCTTGCTCCAACCGGGAAGCAGCTAGACGTAGGTGTAGATGTCGGCAAGCTCTACCGACCTCTGAGCTACGAAGAAGTAGCTGCCGATATGAACAATAAGAAGTTCGTCAGAACGGACCACCACGGCGGTCGTGAGGACGTCAACCTTGGAAAAGAAAAAGAACAACGAGAAGATTACGTGGCCCGAGCTGCCGCCGCATATATCGCAACCGGACCCGACGAGGTATCTCAATGACTCCTACATTGTATTTGACTTTGAGACTACCAACCTCGATACCGGAAGCGCTCTTAACGGACGCAATCGCATTGTACTTACCACGTGGAAAGTGGGAAAAGGCCATCCGGAATATAGAAGGTACGGAGACCGAGTACAATTTGATTTTGGACCCACTCTCTCTGACAGGTTTAGCGCAGCTCTCAGAAGTGCTTCGTTCGTGGTCGCACAAAATTCCAAGTTTGAGCTACAGTGGCTCCAGCGGGAAGGCGTCGACACCGGAGCCCTCGTCGTCTACGACACCATGCTTGGAGAACACGTCAGACTTGGCAACCGGTTCGGCCGAAAAGACCTCGACACAATCGCGAAGCGGTACAAGATCCCGACGAAAGAAAGCCTCGTCAAGCTCCTTATCTCGAACGGGGTCTGCCCTAGCGAAATACCGGAAAGGTGGTTAGTTCAATATGGATGCCAAGACACAGCAATCACAGAACGAGTCTTTTTGCAGCAGAGACAAGAGCTGCACGGTCTCGGGCTGCTCCCCCACTTATACACCCGATGTCTGCTTACACCGGTCCTTGCCGACATCGAACGACACGGGATGCAGCTCGACGCAGAACGAGTTACGCGAGAGTACGAGCGAGCTGTCGAGCAACACCGACATGCAAAGGAAAAACTCGATCAGATTGCTCCGAAAGTCAATTGGGACTCACCTAAGCAGATTGGAGTCCTGCTCTATGAGACTCTCGGATTTGATGAACTCGTTAGACATGATGGGACACCTGACCGAACTGACGCGAATGGACGGCGAACTGATGCCGATACTATCGAGGCTCTCGTCGCTAGAACAGATGTACAGAGGTCGTTTAAAGCAGCTTTCAAAGAGCTGAGCGAGGCTAGCGCTGACCTTCTCTTTCTGGAGAAGATGAAGCGATGTGTGGATGAGGACGGAGGGATATTACATGCTGCGTACAATCAAGCTGTTGCCCAAAATCATCGTCTTTCTAGTTCTGGACTCAAGTACAAACTGCAGTTCCAGAATTTCCCGAGACGCTTCAAGCGGCTATTCCGTGCGAGATACCCCGAATGGTTTATTTCGGAGGCCGACGGCATGGGTATGGAGTTCAGGATTGCTGCCCACTTGGGCCGTGACGAAGTGGCACTTAATGACATAAGGAGTGCCAAGGATGTCCACCGCGCAACGGCCGCTGTCTTTAACCATAAAGCAGAGGAAGATGTTACGGGCGATGAACGGCAGGACGCCAAGCCCGAGACCTTCCGCCCTCTCTACGGTTCGAAAGGTCAGACAGACACGCAGAAAGCGTACGCCAAATACTTTCAGAACAGGTATAAGGCTATTTATGATACGCAGACTGCTTGGACTTATACTGTACTTAAGGAGAAAAAGCTAAAGACAGAGTGGGGGTTGATATTCTACTGGCCGGACTGCAAGATGACGAAGTCCGGGTACATCACGAATACAACCAATATCTTCAACTATCCGGTCAGCTCGCTGGCTACGGCGGAGATCATTCCAATTGGACTCATCCACACATGGCATTACATTCGGGCTCTTAAGCTTAACAGTTTCCTTGTCAATACTATCCACGATAGTGTTGTCGGAGAGACTCCAGCGTATGAGCTGGATACGTTCACGTCCGTGGTTAACAAAGCTCTCACTGAGGACACCTTCAGGTATCTGGATCGTGTGTATGGCGTTCGTCTTGTGGTGCCTCTCGGTGTCGAAATGAAGAGTCACAAGTATTGGGCAGAGAACGAGAAGGGGGTAACGGTTAAGTCGGAGTATCAAGTAGACCCAGTCGAATATTTCAAACAGACTGCTTAACACCGGGAACTATTATAAAGAGCCGGTGTCTAACTACTACAACTCGGTCGTAGTGACCGGTTATTTGGAGAACAATAAGAACATGGCTGATGTGATCCGTGGTACTATCCAACACGTCCCCCGTCCTCGTGAGTTCGCGAAGGGGAATAAGGTCACCTACTACTACTCGATAAAGGTGAACGATGTTTACTACAGCGTTGGGACTAAGAAGCCGCCAGCTGAAGGAACGCTTGTTGAGTTTGAGGCCGAGCAAAACGCCAGGGGCTACTGGGATGTTACCAAGGCTGGTCTCCGTGTTGTGTCTGCTGGTGTTCCTACCTCTAGTGCTGGTGCCGGTGCTGTTGCTGCTGCTCGCAGCGCTCCAGCTGCTGGTAAGCCTCTGAGCAAGGACGATTACTGGCGCAACAAGGAGGAACGGGATATCGCCAAGGAGGCTGCCTTGGAGGCTAAGGACAAGATTATCCAGCTACAGAGCTGCCGTAACTCGGCTATCGAGTTCGTCAAGCTCCTGCTGACCCAGGTACCGCACGAAGATAAGAATGGCAACATCAAGTTGGAACCGTCCTTGAAACTACCGGCCAACCCCGCTAAGCGTGAGGCGGTGTTGTTTGAGGCCGTGAAGCGATACACGCAAGAGTTCGTTGAAGAGAATAACAATAACAACAAGAGCGAGAACAAGAATAACAATGAGCAACCTCAAGTCGAAGCCGCAGCCCAAGACGTCGGTCAAACCGCAAGCGAAGACGACAGCGAATGGGAAGTCTAAGGTAGTCTATCAGAACGATAACTACCATATCGTGGTCGGGCTTCCGCCTGCCACCACGGACATGCCAAAACCCATCGACGCCTATCTGATTGTCAACAAAGAAACTGGCGTGACGGAGTCCTGGCACGGTATTCTGTTCTATGCCAAGCAGAATGCTGACTTGTTCAACGACNTGCTAATCGGCAAGCNACCCGAGGACCNCTGGTCGGCGGGCGAACAAAAGCCGAGCGCTTCGTTTAACTAACATTAAAGATTGGTGAGGCGTGTAACGTAGCCTCGCTACGGCCCTACGGGAACAAGACGTAGGGTACACGCCGATCCTTGAAAGGTGATGAATGAGTGACCCGAAGTTAGCACACTGGTTTCAGANGCTGGAAGCCGAGAAGGCTATCATCCAAGATGTCGATGGGTTCTATGTGTACTGGCCTGAGTCTGGCGGCGGGTTCCTCAACGAGTACGCTCTACGAGGTCTGGCTGACTACCTAGAGGAAAAGAACAAACCTTGGACGGATCAAATCAATGACTACTTCGAAAAACAAAGTAGCAATTCTTGATGGTGACTCTTGGGTGTACCGATGCGGAGGTGCGGCTGAGCATACCTACTACATGGTCAACTACTTCGATGAGGCTCTAGGTAACTGGGTTGGATACACGGTGGATGATTACCGTGCGGGTATGAAAGAGCTTAAGAGGCTGAACAATCCGGCGTATCAGCTCTGGTCTCGTAAGGAGATCGAGCCTCTTGAGAACTGTTTACAAATGGTCAAAACTAGCTTGGAGAACACATTAGATGTCCTCGGAACAAAAGATTACAGACTCTACCTTGGAGGTCGACGAAATTTCCGATCAGATATTTACCCTGATTACAAGGCTAATCGAGACAGCTCCCCCAAGCCTAAATATTACCGAGATATCCGGGATTACCTTGTGGGCAAATGGGGGGGCATCGTATGTGAAGGAATTGAAGCTGATGACGCCGTGGCAACAGACGCGACTTCTCTTGGCCCAGACGTGGCGATCATTGTTGCAGTTGACAAGGATCTCGACCAAGTACCCGGTGTTCACTACAACTGGACCGACGGTCGGACGTACACTGTTAGTGCTCGCGAAGGTCTGACGTTCTTCTATGAACAGATGCTCACAGGAGACGACATTGACAACATCCCAGGAATCAAGGGAATTGGGCCTGCTAAGGCAAAGCGNGCCCTTGCGGATTGCAAGTCTCCGAAAGACATGGCCAAGGTTGTTTACGACATGCACGCAGCTGTCTGGAGAGAAGATAACCCAGAAGGAAACGAAGAAGCGTTCCGACTGTTCNTAGACCGGAACGCTCACTTACTTTGGATCAAACGACGGAAGGATGACACGCATCCATTCTGGAAACACTACGGATAACGAGGGTTAAATGCCATACATTACACCTGAACGACGAGAGTTCCTAGAGAACGCAACGGACGAAGAGATCGCACAGATCGAGCTTAGTCCCGGAGATTTGAATTACGCCGTCACCAGATTGATGGACGAATGGATTGGTCAGAAGGGCCTAAGCTACGACGCCATCAACTCTGCTGTCGGAGTGCTGGAATGCGCGAAGCTTGAGTTGTACCGCCGAGTGGCGGCTAAGTACGAAGATAAGAAGAAGAAAGAAAACGGAGACGTATACTCATGCACACTGAACTCGTAACGGAGACGTTCCACCCGCTGACGTTTTATCTGGCAGGCCCTATGTCCGGTATACCTCAGTTCAATTATCCGGAGTTCCATCGGGTTGCTAAGGAGCTACGGGATGCTGGCTACAACATCATCAGTCCTGTGGAGGAAGATAGNCCAGAACTCCAAGCAACGCTGATGGCCTCCAAGGACGGGTTGGTTAACGGCGTGCAGCATGTAGACACCAAGGCTAAGGTGGAAGGGGAGACATGGGGGGACATTCTTGCTAGGGATGTTCAGACTATCTTCAACCGGTGCGATGGTGTGGTGGTAATGAAGGATTGGGGTAAATCCCGTGGAGCACGACTCGAAGTCTTTGTTGCAAACCTCGCCGGTCGATCTATCTTTGTTTATGAAGGCAACGGCCGCATTAGACCGATGCAAGAGTCCGAGTATCTACACGGTATCCTCGATTCAACGATGGTCCTCGGAGGGAGTGACTATGGTCGACGTAAAGCCGTCTAACCCTAAGCAGGCGTTTGGCGATACCAAGCTCCCTGTGTTTTTGGTTCCAGATGTGGTTCAGATGTACGCCAGCTTGGCGTTCTTAGAGGGGGCTTTGAAGTATGGACAGTACAATTGGCGTGCTGCTGGTGTCCGCGTTAGCACTTACATTAGTGCATTGGAGCGGCACATGGCTAAGTTCAAGAATGGGGAGTGGGCTGCGCAAGACACAGGTGTTCCTCACTTGGCTTCTGCTCTCGCTTGCATTGGTATCATCCTTGACGCTTATCATCTTGGAAAGCTTACGGATGATCGGCCTCCTGCTTCTCCTATGGCAGATATCATAGAGAACGAGTTGGCCAGCAAGATACCCCGTCTGAAAGAACTGTTTGGTGACCGCAACCCGAAACAGTGGACGATCGCCGATAATATCGGCAACGACCAGGATACTGGTCTTAACGACGAGATTCCATAATGGCTAAGCTAGAGGACAAGACCCTGACCCCGGCTGAACAGGTACGCCTCCGGGAGTTCGTACAAGAGGTCTGGACAACGGCGTACTATGATGAGGANGGTATCACCGGAAAGCTGGGGGAGGATGCCGAGGTAGCAGCTGAGATCCTGGGCTTTGAGTTAGTCAAACCCTTCGCACAAGAATACTACAATGAGGATGACGATGAANAAGCTCAAGATTCTATTGCTGGATATTGAGACCGCTCCCCACCAGGTGTACGTGTGGGGTATGTGGGATCAGAACGTCCAGCTTGACCGTTTGATCGAGCATGGCCGCACCCTGTGTTGGGCGGCTAAGTGGTACGAGGACGACACCGTATATTTCAACACAGAGGTAGGTGGTCGAAGGCGGATGATCCGCCGTATCCACAAGCTGATGAACGAAGCGGATATCGTGGTAACGTACAACGGATTGAAGTTCGACATTCCGACGTTGAATAATGAGTTCATCAAGTATGGTCTCGACCCGATCCGCCCCAACAAACACATCGACTTGTTGAGGACTGCCAAATCTCAGTTCCGGTTAGCGTCCAACAAGTTGTCCTTTATTGCTGAGTATCTGAACCTCGGCTCTAAAGTACAGCACAAAGGATTCCAACTGTGGACCGGGTGTCTGGCTGGAAACTTGGACGATTGGGAGACGATGGTAGACTACAACATCGGCGACGTTGAGTTGCTGGAGAAGGTGTACACCCGTCTTCGTCCGTGGGTCAAGAACCATCCAGACGTTGCTGTAGAGAACCAGGAGGAACACTGTGCGGCCTGTGGAAGCTCCAATATTCAGAGACGAGGAGTACGAAGAACAAAGGCGTTTAGCATTGTCCGAGTGCATTGCCAAGATTGTGGTTCCTGGACCGATGGAACCAAAAAGCGGATACCTAGTACCAAGCCGAAGGCTCGCGGGGCTAGGTAATGGCGAAGTTCAATCCGAAGTTTCATCGCCGGAAGAAGGAACGGCGGAGTACGTTCGAGGATATAATTGAAGAGCAGCTCAAAGCTGCTAAGGTGAAGTATGAGTACGAACCAGAGAAAATTCAGTGGACACGTAACGTCGCATCAGGTAAATGCCTCAGCTGCGGACATAGTAAGGTGGGACAGCTCTGCGACTACACTCCGGATTTCCGAGTTGAAGGCGCAAAAGGAAAACCCTTCTACATCGANGTCAAAGGGTACCTTGACGGACCAGATCGAACTAAAC